GGTAAACCCCGTACTTTTGTTCCCGAAGTATGGGCAGAATTCGAAAAGATTGTTGCCGTTTTGCGTGAAGGCAAAAGATGTTACATGATTTGGAAGTCATGCTTGAAGGATGAGCCTACAAAGTTGACTAAAGACAAAGTTAGAGTGTTTCAAAGCGCTCCACTTGTCTTACAGCTTTTGATTAGGATGTATTTCCTTCCAATCGTTCGAATTATTCAGATGAATCCAATTCTTTATGAGTGCGCCGTTGGTGTAAACGCGGAAGGATTGGAATGGGATGAACTCTGGGAAGCCGCCATGAGCAGAGGTAAAGATAGAGTACTTGCTGGAGATTACAGTAAATACGATGTACGTATGCCTGCTCAAGTCACAATCGCTGCATTTGATATATTAATTGATATTGCAGAGAAATGTGAGGGTTACACGACTGATGACATTCATTTGATGAAAATGGTTGTGCATGAAGTTGTGTATCCTGTAATGGCTTATAATGGTGATTTAATTCAGTTGTTTGGCACTAATCCTTCTGGACAAAACCTTACAGTGATCATTAATTCCTTAGTTAATTCTCTTTTATTAAGAAGTTGCTTTTTCACTATTTATCCTAATAAGGATTTTAAGGAAAATTGTGCGTTTTTGACATATGGAGATGATGTTATAGGAACTGTATCAGAGACATGTGGGAAATTTACCCATATTACTTATGCTGAATGGTTAGCTGAACACGACATGAAATTCACCATGCCAGATAAAGAGTCCACACCTACACATTATATGACGGAAAAGGATGTGGATTTCTTGAAACGTAAGTGTGTGTTTAATGAAGATTTGGGACAGAAAGTTGGACTTTTATCAGAAGATTCCATCTTTAAAAGACTTCATGCACATTTACTTTCTAAAGAACTTACCCTAGCCATGCATAGTGCTCAAAATATTGAGAGTTCATTGCATGATTGGTTTTACTATGGTCGAGATGTATTTGAAGATCGTAGGGGTAAGCTCCGTCAAGTTGCACAGGAATGTGAAATCGAACACCTGTGCCCTGCTCTAGAAGTCTCTTATGATAAGCGTGTCAATCATTGGCGCCATAAATATCTTGGAGAAGAACTAGAACAGGAAGAAGAAATCGTAGGCTTGGAGTAGGTGCCTTAAACCTATTCACCCAGTTTTGAGTCTGGGCTTTACGGAAAAGCAAAACTTCATGTGTATATATGGATACCAGTTCTTGCACAAGTTTTGTGTACTTTTGTGTATTAGAATTAGGCTTTGTACATAAAGACAATCTGCCCGCGG